TGACAGAGGTTTCGTGTTTATTTAGGGAAGTGTTTTGTATCTTTGTAGTATAGTTTTATTTTATGGGTTTATTTGATTTTCTCCGTTCAGAAAAAAGAGATAACGGAAACACTTTTTTAAAAGTCAACTCACCACTATTTGCTGCAAATGCTGGGGTTGCTGTTGACAAAAATTCTGCACTTTCTTTCTCGGCTGTTCTAGCTTGTGTTCGTGTTATCTCTGAAAGTATCGGTTCACTACCTATCCACACATATCGAGTGGAAGAAGATGGAGATAGAAAGATGGACAAAGCACATCCAGTATCAAAACTGATTCAAAGACCAAACCAATTTCAAACGACTTATAACTTTTTTTCGGTAGCAATGACAAACTTGTTGCTTGAAGGAAATTGTTATTTTTTAATTGAAAGAGATGGAAGCGCTCGACCAACAGCATTGATTTATCTGAATCCTGATAAAGTTGATGTGATTCCTTTTGAAGGAAACTTATTTTATCAGCACGCTGACTTTGAGCAACCGATTCCTCAAACTGATATACTTCACTTTATGGGTACGGGTTTTGATGGTAAAAAAGGAAAGTCAGTTCTTAAAATGCAACAAGACACTATTGGACTTTCTTTGGGTGCTAATATTACAGCAGCAACATACTTCGGACAATCTGCTCAAGTTGCTGGAGTATTAAAAACAGACCACAAGTTAACTGACGAACAAATACAACGATTAAGAAACTCTTGGAACTCAAGACATCAAGGTCCATATAACTCAAACAAGACCGCAATCTTGGAGCAAGGAATGGACTTCAAACCGATTTCAATAAGCGCAAATGATAAGCAGTTGCTTCAATCAAGACAATTCCAAGTAGAAGAAATAGCGAGAATCTTCCGCACGCCCCTCAGTTTGATTGGGCATCTCGAAAAGTCAGCAAATCACAACTCTATCGAACAACTATCAACTGACTTTGTTCGCTTTACTTTGACACCTTACTTAGTACAATTAGAGCAAGAGATGAACATAAAACTTTTTAGAGAGAATGAGTTTGGAGAGTACGAAGTGAAGTTTGATACAAAAGGTTTGTTAAGAGGAGATAGCAACGCAAGAGCTACTTATTATCGTGAGATGATGCAAATAGGTGCATTGTCAATCAATGAGGTTAGACAAGCAGAGCAACTAAACAGAATAGGTGATGAGGGTGATGTTCATTACTTCCCGTTGAACTTTGCACCAATAGGAACAACAGAAGAAAGCAATGACTAATTTTCCAACTAAAGGAGAGGACAAAAAGATTAGTCTTAGAAACTCAAATCATCCACAATTTGACTTTGATTTTGCTTCTAATGTAAAAGAACAAACTCCAGAGATTTGGAAAGCTGGAGGAAACATAAGAGGAAACGAGGCTTTCAAACTTTGGGAAAGAGCAAGAGGAGGAGATGAAAGTCCTAGTGTTTTAGAATGGATAAAAGAAAGAGAGGCTTGGGTTGCTAGACACTTTGAAGATGGAAAGCAATTTGAAGGCGACAAAGAACCGAACTTATCTAACATCGGAGGTGTTGTGGCTCAAATGAAATGGGGAGCTATTGGAGTTCTAGGAGAGCAAGGAATGAAGGATGTTATTTTAGAAATGACAAAAAAGCTAGAGGGTAAAAAAGAAGAAAAGCAGTTGAACGAAACTGTAATGAAAGCCCTTGAAAATAAAGTCAAAGAACACAACGATGAAGTCAAAGATTTGGATGTTGCTTGGAATCCAAGAGTAACTCTTAACAAATTGGTTAAGGTTATGGAAAGAGGAATCGGAGCTTACAAAACGAATCCACAAAGTGTCAGACCAAATGTAGGAAGTCCAGAGCAGTGGGGATATGCCCGCGTCAATTCTTACCTTTTTGCTTTGAAAAAAGGAAGGTTTCAAGGTGGAAAACACGATACTGATTTGCTTCCAGAAAACCATCCAGTAAAAAAGGAAATGGAGGAAAAGAAACAAGTGTTTATTGTAATGGGTGCATCTTGTAGTGGGAAAAGTACCTATGTTAGAAATAATGCAAACGACAAGGATTTAGTTTTTGATTTTGATACTATTCATCAAGCAATAAGCAACAATCCAAGTCATATTCATATTGACAATCTCAAGAGATATGTTTTCGATGTTCGAGATGCGCTTTATGAAAGACTTAAAAAAGACAAAACCACAAATGCTTGGATAATAAATTCAAGTCCCTTGAAACAAGTTAGAAAGCAACTTGTTGAAGAATTAGACGCTAGAATCATTTACATTCAACGCTCAAAAGAAGAATGTTTAAGAGTAGCAGAACAAGAAAGACCTAGCGAGTGGAAAGGATATATTGAAAATTATTTTGAAAGGTTTGAAGGATTTGATGATGATGAAGAAATTACAATTGTAAAAATGGAAAAAGAAAAAAGAGAACTAGTAGGCACAATGATAACTGATGGAATCGAGATGCCACTTTACACAACCATTGAAGAAGCTGAAGAAATAGCAAAAGAGATGGGAGCTGAAGGTGAAAAATTGTATCACGAACATACGATAAATGGGGATGTTGTGTATATGCCTTTTGCTACTCACGATGAAATAAAAGCTGCTATGGAAGCTGAGATGATGGAAGAAAACGACCACATCGAAGGACACGATGAAGAAGATGACAAGCCAATGGGATATCGTTCAAACCCTAATGCTGAAGTTAGAACATTCACAATTGAGAATCTAGAATTTAGAGCTGAAGAAGACAATAATGTTGTGGTCGGTTACGGAAGTGTTTTCAATTCAATGTCTAATGATTTAGGGGGTTTTAGAGAAGTTATTGCGCCGACTGCTTTTGAAGGTAGGCTTGATGACGATGTGCGTTTCTTATTCAATCACGACCCTAATATGTTACTTGCAAGAAGCACGAATGGAACTTTAAAAATGTCTGTTGATGAAGTTGGCTTGAGATATGAAGCTCAAATTCCAGACACTTCGACTGGTCGTGATGTTTTGACTTTGTTACGAAACAACACATTAAATCAAAACAGCTTTGCATTTGTTGTAGAAGATGACTCTTGGGAGGTTCGAGATGGTATGAATATCAGAACTATCAATAAAGTATCTATGTTAGCAGATATTTCACTTGTCAGCTATCCAGCATATAATGAAGCTAAAACTGTAGCACTTCGTTCTATGGAGGAATGGAAACAACAAGAAGAAGAAAAGGTCTTGAAAGAGAACCTTGAAAAAGAGAAGGAAGAAAGAGAGAGGGAAGAAATGGATTTAACAAAACGCTCTCTCGCTGAGTTGCGTTTGTCAATCATAAATAAAAAGTAATTTAATTTTAAAAACTGAAAAAAAGATGAAAACATCTAAATTCTACACAGAGGAGAGAGCTTCAGTTGTTGAAAATATGGAAGCAATCGTTGACTCAGCGAAAGTTGAAGGTCGTGAGCTTACAGAAGGTGAAACAACAGAATTCGATTCTCTAAACGAAAAAGCTAACTCTTTAGAGAGTATGGCTAAAAGAGCTGCTTCATTTGAAGCACTTCAAGCAAACGCTGCAAAATCAGAGCCTGTTGTTGAGGACACTCCGAAAGAAATTCGTGAGTATTCTTTCCAAGAAGCTCTAGCTCAGGCGGCTAGCGGAAGATTATCTGGATTAGTAAAAGAAATGGACCAAGAAGCAAGAAACGAATCTCGTTACACTGGACAATCGTTTAAAGGTATCGGAATCCCTGCAAGCGTATTAACTCGTGCTGCTGTTGGTACTGCTGCTGGAAACGCTACTGAAGTGATGCCTTGGACTGACCAATTAGAATCAAACCTAGTTCTTGCTTCTGCTGGTGCAAACTTTTATTCAGGTGTGAACAATATGAAGTTCCCAGTTTTCAGCTCAATCAACTCTGGTTTCGTTGCTGAAACAGGTGGCTCTGCTCCCGCTGCAAATGGTACTGCCACTAGCGTAACATTAAGCCCAAAGAAACTAATTTCTATCGTTAATGTTTCTGCTGAAGCTATTACTCAAAACGCTTCTATTGAAGCTGCTTTACAAAGAAATATGGCTCAATCAGTTGCATCTGCTTTAGAAAATGCTTTATTAGATACTTCAGACGTTTCAAACGCTCCAGCTTCTATCTTTGCTGATGCTGCTGCTGGTTCAACTGCTGCTGTAACTGCTGCTTCATTGACTGCTCTTGAAACTACTGTTTTAGGTAACGGAGTTCAATTAGAAGGCGCTAGAATGGCTTACTTAATGGACTTAGATGCTTACACTGCTGTTAAAAACGCAGAACAAGTAACTGGTGTATCTGCTTTATATGATAACAGAGATAAGACTGCTAATGGATATTTTACATTCATTTCAAGCAATGTTGCTGCTTCTGGAGCTGCTGGAAAAGAGCACGTTCTATTCGGTGATATGTCAAAAATCCATATAGCGCAGTTCGGCGGCTTAGACGTTATATATGACATATATACTAATGCTGGAACAGGCGAACCTCGCTACGTTCTAACTTCTTTGATTGACGGTGATGCAGTACAAAATGATACTGCTTTTGCTAGCTTGATTGAAGCATAATTGATTTTTATAATTGGAAGAGGGTTTCGGCTCTCTTCCATTTTTACCAACAAAAGATATGATTACTAGCTCAGATTTAGGAATTGCAATAACGACAGGATTTGGAAAGTTAAGATTGAAAACAGCCCCAACATTAACACCCGTATCTGTTGCAGAAGCAAAGACACATTTGCGAATTGATAGTACATTCACAACTGATGACACTTACATTGAAACGCTTATCAGTGTGGCAACTTCTGCTGCTGAAAATTACACAAATCTGGCTATAATGACGCAGTCTTGGTTTTTGGATATCGATGCTTTCCCTGATTATTTTAACTTACTAAAAGGAACGCTCAAAAGTTTGACAATAAACTCAATCACTTATTCTGATGAGAACAATGCTAGTCAAACTCTAGCGGCTTCTAATTATTTTGCTGATGGTAGTATTAAACCCGCTAGAATATACTTTGCGCCTGACGCTACTATCCCTAGCACTTTTGACAAACCAAATGCAGTGATTGTAGATTTTACTCTAGGATTTAGTTCTGCTGCTAATGTTCCCGCACCTATTAAACAAGCTATACTTTTAATGGTTGGGACTTATTACGAAACAAGACAAACGGTAAGCGATAGAACTTACAAAGAGATACCTCAATCGGCTGAATACTTATTGATGCCTTATAGAGTGCAAGGATAATGAATATAGGCAAATTAGACAGATTAGTTGAAATAAAACAAGCCTCTTTCACTCAGAACAATTATGGGGAAAGACAGAGGACTTCAACTACTATTGCTAGTGTTTTTGCAAGATTTGAATTTGAAAAAGGAAAAGCTGGATATGATGCTGATATTTTTGTAGGCACATCACCAGCTAAGATGACTATTCGATACACTACAAATATAGACTTATCTCCTAACTATTTTATTCGATACAACTCAAAAGATTGGTTCATAAAATCAATACAAGAAATAGGAAGAAAAGAAGGTCTTATCTTGTTTGTTGAGGAACAAACTTCTAGCCTTGCAACAGACATTTTCAGCTTGAGCGATGTTAGCGGATTGGTTCTTCACTATAAATTCAATACAGGATTAGCTGCTACTACTGATGGTATTCAATGGACTGACCAAAGCGACCAATCAAACAACGGAACTCAAACAGTAGATGCAGCAGAACCTACAATCGAAAACGGTTATTTGTCATTTGATGGAACTTCTGATTTTGTAAACTTTAGCTCAACTATTAGTTTGAATGAAACTACAATTTTTATGGCTGTTTATATACCATCATACAACATTGATACAACTCTCGGAAATGTTGGTAACTCTAATATGTTTGCAAGGTTTTCCAACTCAACAACATTAAGATTCAGAAGGGGTGGTGCTGGAGGTGGTGAAAACGTGGATATTTCATTCACTGCTTTACCAGTTGATACGCTTATGCTAATAACCTTACAGCAGACGGGCGACACAGCTTTTGTAAGGAGAGATGCGACTCAAATAGGGTCTGGCTCAATTCTTGCTTCAAACACTTTTGAAACTAACAATTACGGTGTTCAAAATACGGGAGGATTCTTTGGAGGTCGTTTATATGAACTAGCTATATACAATAACTCTATATCAGATGCAAACAGAACTCTTGTTGAGGCTGATATTATGGATAGATTATCGATAAGCTGATGATTGAATTAAAGGTAGATGAAAAAGAATTAAGACAAATCCAAAAGGACTTGGATAAGCTTCTTCCATTTGATAGAGGTACAAAGACTATCGTGCGTCAAGCAATGAGAAAAGCACTTAAGCCATCTGTTAAAAAATTAAAAGGATATTTGAAAGACCATAGAGATAGTGGTGATTTATATAAGTCGATAGGTCTTTTCAATGTAAAAACAGCAAAAAGCAAAGCACCAATTGTTGGTGTTGGTCCAAGAAAGACATCAGTAGGTAAGCAAAATAAAAAACTACCTACGGGATATATGTATTATATAGAGTACGGAAAAAACGGAAAAGGCGGAGAAAGATATTTAGACAAAACTTTGAAAGAAACTGGTCAAGAGGTGGCAAACTCTATTATTCCAAGTTTAAGAAGTATAATTGATAGAAGATTTAAAAAGAAAGGATTATAATGTCAGTAGGAGCAGCAATATACAACATACTCAGTAATGACTCAAATGTAAGCACCACTGTTGGAACTCGTATATTTCCTCAAAAAGGAGAATACAAACAAGACGTTCCGATGATTACTTACTTTGTTATTGACACAACTCCTAACAATACAAAGAATGGAGCTTCGACTTACGACTATGTACGTTGTCAAATTACTGCCTTTGGTATAAGCTACAAAGAGGCGCACACTTTGGCTGGCTATGTTAGAACCGCTTTAGATTATGTGAGCGGGTCTTATTCTGGAGTTACTGTCGATAAGATATTCTTTGAGGACTCGAATGATGTTTTTGATGATTCATTTGGAGAAAAAGGTATTCATTATGTAGCGATGGATTTTCGCTTCAATATAAATAGATAAGATATGTATAAAGTAAAAATAATTAAAGACATCGAATGTAGGGGAATCGAATATATAAAAGGAGAAACCTATGAAGTGCCTAGAACTGTTAGAAACTTTCTAAAACATAACGAGGCAATAGACACAACGAAAAAGAAATCTAAAAAGAAGGACACCCCTTCGGATTTAGACATTAGCTAATATTAACAACTAAAAAAAAAGAAAATGGCTATTTTTAACGGAACGGATTTAATCCTTACAGTTAGTCCTTCTAGTGGGGGTTCTAACGCAAAATTGATGCACTCAACGAGCTGCTCATTATCAATAAATGTTGACACTATCGACGTAAGCACTAAAGATTCTGCTGGATTCAGAGATATCATAGGAGGACAAAAGTCTTTCTCTCTTTCTGCTGATGGTTTAATGGATTTCGCTGGTGTTGCTGCTGACACTGAGCCAGATGAATTGTTTACTCAAATGATGGCAAGAACTGCTGTAACTTTTGTTTTCGGATTGGCTTCACCAGCTTCAGGAGATTACACTTATAGCGGCTCTGGTTTCATTACCTCTTTAGAGATGACTGGAGGAGTAGAAGATGCTCCAACTTATTCAGTTACAATTGAAGGTTCTGACGCATTGACTCAAAACTCTATTTAATTTATTTCGTTGGTGGGGATGGGCTTCGGCTCTCTCCATCAACTTAACTTTAAAACCAACGAATAATGTTTGAAGTAGTAATACTGAATGGAAACGATTATCCGATTAGATTCGGAATGAACGCTCTTAGAATTTATTGTAAAAGAACAAACACAAGTTTGCAAGACCTTGATAAGTTAGGGCAAGACATATCTTTAGATGATGCTTGTCAGCTTATCCTTGCTGGATTACAAGACGGAGCAAGAGTAGCGGGAAAAGATTTTAACTTGACAATTGAGGACATTGCAGATATTTTAGATGATGACTTTGAAGCGCTACAAAAGTGTTTTGATGTATTTGGAGAACAGTTTTCTGCAAAATTTAAAGACGAGGGAAACGACAAAGAGGAGAAAAAAACTCCTCAAAAGAAAAAATAGATTGGGATGATTTGGAAGCCATTGCTTATGGTTTTGGCTTACTACCCAAAGAGTTTTGGAGCTTAACATTTCACGAGTTCTTTTTATTACAGAGAGGTCGTAATGAACAGCTCGAAATGAAAGAACGCTTTGAATGGGAGAGGACACGATGGCTGGCTTGTTTAATATTACAACCCCACAAAAAGAAAAACTCAAAGCTAAACCCAACCGATTTGGTGAGGTTTGAGTGGGAGAAAAAAGAGGAGAAAATAGAACTTGAACAACGACAAAAGGCTGCGGAATACGCAATGAAAAAATATAAAATACAAAAGTAATGGCTGGAAAAAAACTCTCGATTGCGTTAACATTAAACGATAAACAGTTTCAAAGTGGATTGAGAAAAGCAACTCGTTCAATGACTAAGTTTGGAAAGTCAATGCAGCGAACAGGAAAAACTCTTTCTACCTCTTTAACACTTCCTGTTTTAGCTTTTGGAGCTGCTTCAGTTAAAGCGTTTGATGAACAAATCAAAGCTGAAACAAAACTTAGAACAGCTTTAGGAGAAGATGAAAAAGCATTTGCAAGACTTAAAAAACAAGCGCAAGACCTTCAAAAAATTACTCTATTTGGAGATGAAGCAACAATTGAAGCTGCTGCTTTTTTAGCTCAATTAGGACTGAACGAAAATGCAATCTCCAAACTTCTTCCCTTAATACAAGATTTTGCAACTGCTCAAAATATGCAGTTAGGAGATGCAGCTAAACTTGTAGCTAAGTCAGTAGGTTCTAGCACCAATGCACTTTCTAGGTACGGAATTACAATTGAAGGAACTGTTGGCGAAACAGAACGACTTGATTCAGCTGTAAATGCTTTATCTACTGCTTTTGGTGGCACAGCTAAAAATATTGCCAAAGAAGGATTAGGACCATTTCAACAATTAAAAAACGAGCTTGGAGATGTTTCGGAGGAGTTTGGAAAATTGATTTTAGAAAACATTGAACCATTAAAAACTGCGCTTCAGGGTCTTGCTATAAACCTTAGAAGTTTAAGCACAGAACAAAAACAAACAATTATCAAAATAGCTGGACTTACCGCTGTTGTTGGTCCTTTGCTTATTGTATTCGGTAAACTAGTTACAGTGCTTACATCAATTGGAAAAGCATTGATTTTTCTAGCTGCAAATCCGATGGTTATTTTTGCTACTGCAATTAGTACTCTTGTTGGATTGTTAGGTTTTGCTATTTTAGATATGGAGGGTTTCCTTAAAACCGCACTTAATTTAGGAAAAGTTGGGAGGTTGACAGCTAAAGCAATTATAATGTTTGCTGATGCAACTGGTTTAATGAGTAAACCACAAGCCATAGCAGCTATTGCGACTATTGATGGAATGAGTAAAGAACAAGAAAAACTTGCTCAATCAATGGAAGGCACTACAACAAACATTGAAGAACAAAAAACAGCTATTGATAATCTGATTGAGTCACTAGGAAAAATGCCTACCCCTTCAAATGGTAATGGTATGCAATCAACAGGAATGTTGAATTTTGAGCCTATAGCTGTTGGACCTGTTTCAGCCACAGGAGGACAAACATCACCAGCTCCACAATTTGCAACAGACCCTGAGTTTTTTGCGGGTATGGAAAGAGCGATTGTTCAATTTCAAAACATCAATGACTTGACAGAAGAAATGGATAGTAACTTTGAATCGTTCGGAGGAGCTATTGAACAAGCCTTTGCAACAGCTTTAGTAAGTCAAGGTGATTTCTTCAAAGTGTTTATTGATAATGCGAAACGAGCTTTAGCGCAAATAGCAGCACAAATAGCAGCAATGGCAATTTTAAATGCTTTGCTTGGGGGAACTGGTTTGGGTGGCAAATTAGGTTTTAAAAATATTGGAGGACTTAAGGGAATACCTAAACTGTTTGGCTTTGCAGAAGGAGGAATGGTTACGGGTGCAACATTGGCAATGGTTGGTGAAGGACCTGGAACTTCATTGAGTAATCCAGAGGTTATTGCACCGCTAGACAAACTACAAGGAATGATTGGAAACGCTGGTGGTGGTCAAGTTGAGGTTATTGGAAAGATAAGCGGTTCGGATATATTACTAGCAAGCGATAGAGCAAGAGGAAATAGAACTAGAACAAGAGGTTACTAATGGCACTAAGGAAAGAAGGTATTTTTCAAAACGACAAAGGTAGATTTTACAAATTGAACATTTATGATTCAACTTGGGGTGGAACTACTACTGACCTTACCGTGTCCGCTAGGGGTTTTGACTTAGAATATCAATGCAAAGACAGAACGAGATTCACGGGAGTCATTCCTTCAAATGTAACCTTTGATGTTGTACCTTTGAATGCAGTTGATGAGGCATTCATTGAAGACGTAAGGGGTGCGGCATATAAAAGATTTCAAATTGAAATTTTAGAATCTACAAGCCTAAGTTCTGGATACAGTAACTGGTGGTGCGGAAATATACTAGCGGATGTTAGTGATGAACAAAATTTGTCTTTTGAAGCTGGTACACAAACTACATTCACTGCAACAGATGGACTGGCTCAATTAGAAGATGTTTTAGTTGACGATAACAACACATATACCCTTAATCAATTAACTAGCTTTGTTGATTATATACGACAATGTTTATTGAATGATGTTGGAACTTCTTTTTGTTGGGGTGCTTCTGATAGATTTTTATACACGATGTGTAACTGGTCAACTAATTCAATGCCTTCGGTTGCACAAAGTGTTGACCCATTAAGACAAAGCGGTTGTATTTTCAGAGCTTTTCAAGAGATAGTTAACGGACAAAATGTAACAATCAGCTCTTTTGAAATGCTTGATAGAATTTGTAGAGCTTGGGGAGCTAGATTATTTTTGTCTGATGGACAATGGAGATTCATTCAAAACAACTCATATTCACAAATGAGTTCTGGACAATTTAGAAGGAGTTATTTAAAAGGTTCTAATACTATTGATGGAAGCGACGCTGATGATTTAATCGTTTCAAGTGGTGGAAATGTTTTGGGGGGTGGCACTTTTGATGTTTTACCGCCCGTACAAAAGGTTAAAATTCCTTATGACTTCTTACACGATTTTGATTTGTTAAATGAAGACGTTACAGTTTGGAATACTTTTACCGATGTAAGCGGCGGCTCTGGCACTCTTACTAGTACAACTTTTAGAAGCTCAACGAACTTCAACTCTATTGATTTAGGAACTATAAATGCTCAAACGGGTGCGAGTCTGAGATGGAATTTGTATGCTATCCCAAATTATTTTGGAACTCAAACTCAAATAACAAACTCATTCACTACAGCTTTTGGAAGTGTGTCTTTTCCAAGATTAGAAACTAGAGTTGTTGCAAGACTAAAACTCGTAGGGGATGGCGGTACAACTTATTACCTGTCTTTGACTTCTAGTCCTCAAGGCGGCAAACAGTGGACAACGAGTTCTACTTGGATAGGAAACCTAGCAATCTATAATGAGGCTTCAATTTTTACAAATTATTCAAATTCAGCAGCCGCTTCTCAGGTTGGAAATGGTCTTGTTTCAATTACGGGTGAATCAATAGACGGGACATATAATGCAATCCCTGATTCGGGTCAACTATTTTTAGAAATATTGGGTCGCTTTAATATGTCGGCACAAGATGCTACCGGAACTGTAACTCAAGACGTTAATTCAGCGCACGAAATAAATCCAAACCAGCCAAGTCAACCTGGTTTGGCTCTAGGTATCGCCAACCCAGACGGTGTTGACCAATTTTTAAGATATGAAGTAAATGGTCAAGCAACACAAGAACAAATTTTTTCCTCAACTCAAGGCTCAACACTTTCAACTGATGTTTTGAATTTAGACAAAACACTTCTCGGAAGTGGACCAACAGCAATGAGTAATACTAGAGTCATTTGCTTTTCAGATACTGGATTGACTACCTTTGATGATGGAACAAATGAAACTTGGCAAACATACGAACAAACAACGGGCGATGGTGTTACAGGTCCAATGACAAAAATATTATCCAAAGAAATACTTGCGGGAAGAATTGCTGGAACATCAGTTTTCAATGGCTCTTTAAAAAGGGATAATTTCTCATATCATAACGCCTATAAAAATATATCAGGAACTAAAATATTTGTTCCACAAGAAATCAAATTTAACGCTGAAAAAAGTGTTTGGGATGGTCAATGGATTGAATCGAATATCTCTATTTCGGGTCAAACGTATTTGACAGAGGACAGCCCTGACTTTAGGATAGCTAACAACAACTCAAACAATTACTGATGCTTACATTTCCTTTTGAAAATAGTCTTTTAAATGAAGCTCTCAACATTGTTACTGTAACTGATGAGGGATTCGGAAGAAGTATCAGCTCGTTAACTGTTGCAAACTTAGGAAAGGATGTAGCTTTTACTGGTGAAAAAGTTGTTATATTTCCAAAAGGAACATCAGAACTTTTATATGTTACTTTGACTGCTAATATGGGTAGCTCAACAACAATGAGCTTCAGTTCGTTTGAAACTAACATTGACATTCCAGAGGGTAGCGTCATTCTTCCGTACGGATTATTGAAACATAAAAAAATAAATACTACTGATTTATACTTTCATCAACCAATATTTCTGAATAGAGTAACTAATACAAACGATTTTTTGTCAACTTATGGCAGCAATATTTTTGGCATAGATTCTGGAGGAATATTAACAGACGGTTCTACACAAAGGAACTTTTTTGTAGCTAGATATAGTGCTTTCGTTGCTCCTTATGATTGCACTCTAAAAAAGATTAAAGGATGGGTTAATAGCACGGTAGGAGCTAATGAGGGTGCTGTTATTAGTATATGGTCATCAACTCCAAACCCTGACTCAACTACAAACCTAACAATTGACCTAGTTCACGCATTCACTCTTACAAGTCAAAATAACTCATTCTATGTTTTCGACTTAGAACAAGACACTTCAGCTCTTGCGGATGCTCAACTAGCGGAGGGAGATATTATCTTTGTAAGTATAAGAAGGACGACAGGAAGTAGATTATCAACAGCCGATTGGTATGCTCAAATCGGTTTTGATGTTGAAATGATTAAACAACCAATATGATGAAAACACTACTCAAAGAGTGTAGCGATGTCCTCACTCTCAACATAACAACATTAGCAATCTCATTCACACAAGTTGAAATGCTTTTAAAGATTGTGCTTTTGCTTCTATCTATTATATATACAGCAGACAAATTGTTTAAAAATCAAAAAAACAAATAAGATGAAAAACTTGATTTGCAAAACCATTTATTATTTGACTTTCAAAAAAGTATGTATTGGTATCTGTAAAAACTGCAAAAAATAATGGAGGAGATTTTACAATTGATAGAACGATACGGCTTAACTCTAATTTTATTGCTTGGGAGTTTGTATGCTTTGTATAAGTTCTTTGTGTTTAGTATATATGAAGTTAAAGGAGAGTTTTCAAAACATCACGAAAATGCTGCTAAGGATATGCAATATGTCAAAAGCAAAATTGACACAATCCTAGAGTTCATCAAAAAAAATAGTTGAAATGGCAAAAGGAATAAACTTCACTCACCGTGAAAAACCTAAAAAGAAAAGAAAAGGAATCCACTCCAAAAACAAAAGCCGAACCAAAGGAGGAAAGCAATACGAGAAAAGATACAACGGTCAAGGGCAATAATATAGTTGTTATATGGTGTTAAATTATTTTAATTTTCAAGAGTTTGATTCTCCAGATGAAATAGGTTCTGGAATGCCTATTGATAAAGGAGGAAAAATGAATAAAGAATTTTTATTCAAACTTGACGAAGCTCGTATGTTAGCTGGAACGCCTTTCAAAATTACTAGCGGTTACAGAACAAAAGCACATAATAAAAAAGCTGGGGGAGTTAAAGGAAGCTCACATACTAAAGGATGCGCTGTTGATATTGCTGTGAACAGTGGACTCCAAAGAAGTGCTATTGTTTGCGCCTTAGCTAAAGTCGGCTTCACTAGAATAGGAATAGCAAAAACATTTGTTCACGTTGATTTAGACAAAGAAAAACAAAATTCAATCTGGCTTTATGATTAACAACTTACTAGGTGGATTATTCTCCACGCTCTCAAAACAAGCATCTACAATAATAGACGAAACTATCACGAGTAAGGAAGAAAAGTGGAAACTTAAAAACGAGTTTCACAAATTATTGATGGATAGTGAAAAAACTGCACAACAAGAAGTTTCAAATCGTTGGAAATACGATATGGAGTTCGGAAATAAATTGAGCAAATCAATAAGACCTTTGACACTTATATTTTTAACCATAGTTTTTACAATTATTTCTTTTGCTGATGGTAACATTGGCAGCTTCCAACTTAACAAAGAACTTCTTCCAATTTGGAACACTATTTTATTAGCTGTTTATTCTGCTTACTTTGTTGGTCGCTCGATTGAGAAAGTAAAAAAGAAACAATGAAAAACCAAAAACGATACCGTCTGAGTGAAGATGAGTGGAGGTTGATTGATGACTATAGACAAGACAAAGAAAACAAAGCACTACTAGCAAAAGAATGTAACGAGGCTGGAATTGATGTAGGTTCGGTTCATCATTATTGGTATAAGAGCAAACGCTTCTCAATCTTTGCCAAACCAAACGAGTTTTCAAGGGATGAATTTCTTAAAAGCATTGAGGATTTAATCTCTAATTACTCACCCTCTTATCCATCTATTGAATATCCTAAACGAAAGGAAGGACATTTATTGGTAATAAATCCAGCAGATGTTCACATTGGTAAATATGCAGACGCTTTAGAAACGGGCGATACATATAATGTTAAAACAGCTAGAAAACGCATTTTAGACGGTGTTAGAGGTATTATTTCCAAATCAGAGGGGTTTACTATTGAAAAGGTCTTATTTTGCATAGGAAACGATATTTTGCACACGGATAATGTTCAAGGCACTACTACAAGAGGAACTAGACAAGACACTGACGGTAAATGGTATCGACATTTTACAACAGCTCTTGAGGTTTATGTAGAGTGTGTTGAAATGCTTATGAACATCGCTCCAGTTGATTGTGTTCATTCAATGAGCAATCACGATTATATGAGTGGATTCCATTTAGCACACGCTTTGAAGTCTTGGTTCAGAAATACCGACTCAGTAAGCGTGGATGACTCACCTATACATCGAAAGTATTATATTTACGGAAGTTCATTGATAGGATTAACACACGGGGACGGGGCAAAAAGTAATAATCTCGCTTTGCTTATGGCATCCGAAAAACCCGAGCTTTGGGCAAAGACTAAGCATAGATATTGGTACTTGCACCACATACACCACAAGCAACGATTTAAGTATTTAACGAGTTTTGATGATATTGGTGTTACATTAGAGTTTTTAAGAAGTCCAAGTGGAACGGATGCTTGGCACTATCAAAAGGGTTATTGTGGCTCTCCGAAAGCTGTTGAGGGTTTTATTCATTCTAAAAAAAATGGTCAGATTGCGCATTTGACTCATATTTTTTAATACATTTGCGCTGTTTTTGGTAAATAAATTTTTCATTGTATTTGTTAGGGATTAGGGGCTTTTTAGCCCCTTTTTCTTTTTTATTTTTATAGTTATTAACAGCCCTTCTTATCTAGTATTGTTAATTATTTTCTAATTTATTTAACTTTTTTTTGTTGAAAGTATTGTCTAATTAGTTGGGAGTATATATATTTGCTGCATAATTATTAACAAAAACAACAAAACAATGACTAAAGTAAAAATTGCACTAACAAAAATTGCTAACCACTACAGAGATTACAATTTTTTCACATTGAGTTGGTATCAACTAACAAGAGTTGAAAAGCAACTTAATGAGCAACTTAAAAGAATTGAATTTGCTAAAGAGCGAATGATTAACGAAACGACAAACGACTAAAAACAAAACAATGACAAACGATCTAATTTCAAGTTTATTCTTCAATCCAAAAGAAGAACTAAAAACAAAAACACTCAACGCTGATATGGTAGAAGCTACAATCAATCAGCTAATCGCAGAACTCAAAGAACAAGAGATGCGAAATAAAGAGCTTATCAAAGTGTATGAGCAAGAAAATGATTTGACTGATTTAGCTATTACGGAAGGAGTAAACAAAGGACTTCAAATAGCAATATTGAACTTACGTAAATTGAACGCTGATATATTATGGAAACAAATAAATATGAATATCAATGAAAACGATTAGAAATTTTTTATGGA